TTAAGTCATAACGCATTTGATTTTCATCAACCAAAGCCGAGGCTATCATTGTGTCGACTATTTTACCGTTAATACTTAAACCTAATGCCCTGATCCAACAAACGTCATACATGGTGTTATGAAATATCTTTGTGGCTGGTGTATTTAATACTCCTTGAAACCATTTCAAGACCATTTTACGATCCATGTTCCCACCGCCTTCGTGGGCAATAGGATAATAGCCAGACCATCCATTCACAGCTACAGATATTCCAACAACTTCTCCTACACCAACTACTGAACCCGATCCCATTCTAATATTTAAATTAGGGTCTTTCGTCTCCAGGTCAATTGCTATTTCAGCATGTTTAGATAGGTCAGGAAATTCTTCAGGTGGTAGCCATTCTGTCTGTGGTCTGAAAAGTGGTTGTTGCATCATGAATAATCTCTATCAATTGCCATTTGACAATAATGAATTGCTTTTTCTAAATCTTTCTTCTGTCCTTTTTGTTTATGCCTGCATAAATATTTTATAGCATTGCCTTCAGCAAACGGTAAATTATTTTTATTTATAAATTCGGATGGCTGAATAGTCATAGACTGATAGTGATCGCCGCCAACTTGTTTTTCATATACATCACTCATATTTTATATCCTTTATATTCTTGTTTTGGTGAGATAATATGCAAATGCTCCTTGGTCCTTGTTGCGCCAACATAGAACAATCTATTTTCATCATCTGCATTTCTTTCGTAAGCTTTCATTGTATTTTTACTTAGATCAGTAAGTAGTACAACGTTTTCTGATTCGCCACCTTTAGCTCCATGTATAGTTGATAATTGAATTCTTGGTGATTCATTAAGTTTTTCACCATTCTTTCTCATTTTTTTTAAATAATGTATATCTCTTCCAGGTGCATTGTTAAATGCCTCGAACCATGAATCTTTAGTATTTAAACCATAATCTTTTGTAAGCTGGTCTATTCCATAGAAAGATCCTTTAGCTATTCCTTTTATTTTTTGTTTATCAAATTTTTCAATTGTCATGTAGGAAGATATTTTTACAAGTTGATCATAACTTAATAGTTGACCCTGTCTTAAATGTTCCCAGTCAACAGCCGCCAAATGTAAATTTTGTTCTTTAGTTTTTTTAAATCTATTTTTGTAGTACAAACCATTACGATACAAAACCTCTTCTAATTCATTCAGCATGTATCTTGTTCTAGCTAAAATAAGCCATTCCCCAGATGTCATATTTATTTGTTCAAATTCATCATAACGACTTAAAGATCCTTCATGTATTTTTGGATTCCAATTTTTATCAATTCTTTTTTTAATCTTATTTATAATACCCATAGCTAGATTATGAACTTTTGCAGGTATTCTAAATGATTGAGTTAATGGCAACATTTGACCTTCCTGTGCAATAAAAGAATCTACATCTGCACCTGCCCATCTAAATATTGCCTGATCATCATCACCTGCAATGAAAGAATCTTCAGTTTTATTCCAGATGGATCTTGCCATATCCCATTGCATTAAAGATAAATCTTGTGCTTCATCAATAAATACAACATCAAAATTTGGAGATTTGTCTGATTTTATAAAATTTAAAACCATGTCGTTAAAATCTATTAAATTATGTAATTTTTTGTATCTTTCTATTTCATTTGAAATAATTATAAGTTGGTCTCGTTCTAAATCTTGATTGTGTTCATTTAAATCATATTGTTGTTCTGGTGTAATATTTCTAAGTTTAGCTAAATTAATAAGATGAAGATATCCACTATCAGATGTAAATATTCCTCCATGTTCATCTTCATACCTTGCATAATTTACTGGAAAACCTAGCTTTTTTCCAAGATCGACATAATGATTTTTCTGCATAACATTTTCTTTTTTAATACCTAGCTTTCTAAATGCTAATGAGTGTAATGTTCTAAAATAAGGTAGGTCATCTTCTGTCAGATTAAATTTTTTAATGGCTCTGTCTCTTGCTTCGTGTGCAGCTTTTTGAGTAAAAGCAAAATAACCAATTTTATCTGGATCTGTTTTTTTTAAATAACCGTCTACCTTATTTAAAAGAGTCCAAGTTTTTCCTGTTCCTGGTGGACCTAATACTATTGTTTTCATTAGTATGGTGCCTCTTCTTTTAATACTTTTTGATTATATGTATCTTTTTTCTTATCAAATTCTTTCACCACAAAGACTGATAATTTTTCTTTACCTAATCTTTTATCTTCGCAACCACATTTTTCTTTTAACATTTGTCCTGTTCTTTGATAACCAACATCCCATCTACGTCTCATTAAAAATTGATGATAAAATCTGTCAAATACAAAATGGTGGTAACCCTCTGAAGTCCAAATTCCACCTTTTTTAAGATCATTTTTATCTGTGGATACTTGTCTATTTAAACAAAATTCTTCTAAATGATTTTGTAATTGATCTTCAGTTTTCATTCCTTGTGCAGGTTTTGTAACTTCTGCATTATTTAATAATTGATTTGTAATTATTATCCAATCTTTTTCTTTTAAAGTAGGCGGTCTAAATTTTAGTTGGACCATGCATGCTTCTTGAAATAAACTTTGCTGTCGTAGATATTTAACGTTTTCTAAGTATAGCCTTTCTCCATCTACATTAAGATAATAATATGGATCTTCTAAATCTATAACTTGTAAATCCGTTAGACCTGGAAACATTATATCCTGTCCTATTCCAAATTTTCTTGTTCGGCATAATGTTTTATCACACATACTGCACATTGGTTCATCTTTACATTTATATCCCCAATCTTTTTTTTCATGTTGATTAGTAATTATTGAAACTTCTGAATCAGATAATGGTTTTTCCATTGCCTGAATATTAAACATTGTAATTCTACTCTTCCATTCACTTTGCCATTTCTTTTTTGCATAAACACCATAATGAAAAAGAGTATTATTTCGGCTCCCTTCTCCAATTTTATTTTGTGCTAACGCTTCTATACACGGAGGCCCGTCAGAAAATTCTGATTGGGGCCTCTGTACTTTTATGAAACCAATATCTAGTTGTTTTACGTTATTATAAATCTCATAAAATTCTTCTAAACTTGCTGCTGTGCCATCGTCCTTGAATGCATATCTTGTTGTACCATCACCATTAAAATATGGTAAGTTCAAGAAATTTCCTGTATCGTCTTTTGATTTTAATTCTGTCTGTTTTGGAAATACTTCAGATCCACCATAACCTAACACAGCTTTTATCTGCGTAAGTTTATCCCTCATTGTTTTTGCTTCTATATAATCTGATACAAATAAAAATACATGAGCACCACCTGATTTAGATCTGAATACTACTAGTGGTAATTTTAATAATTTTATTTTTTGAATTAATTTTTTATGATCAAAACCTGCATATGTATCTATATCTATGCAACCCCATTTACATTTATTATCATCATTGATTGGAATAATACCTAAACTATTTATACCTTGTAGATGTTCTTTCCAATGATTCTCTGTGACTTGCTCCCTTTTTACAAAAGATTGCCCTTTTACTTTTTCTCCAGTACCATTGGATTGGCTAATCTTAGTGTACCCGTGAGCACGTTCTAATCCTGTAAATATTTCTTTAAACTTATTCATAATTTTTTAATGGGCGGATCCACTCTCGCTTCCCCGCCCATCTCCTTGGACTAGTACGGTGTACTAGAATTAATTTCTTCAGTTCCATGTTTAACTTTCACTAAACCTTTGCTATTTTTTTCAGCAAAGCTTTTAGCAATTTCATAAACACCTTTATCAGAAACGGGACCAACCTTAGACACATCCCATCCAAACCATGTTCCTTTGTCATTAGACATTTGAACAGTTTTTAGATTATAAATGTGGCTATATGTTGGCGGAGTGAATAAGCCATTTTTTCCTTGTAGCTTAAGACCCATCATCATTGAGTTCCATTTTCTACTCACTTTTAATTGAGTAGCTTTCATGGAAATTAATGCTGTTGATGGACTTTTACCCATAAGAATCACAAAGTGATTTGCAGTATTTTCCAGATAATTACCATTTGGTAATCTATCCTTCCAAGACTTATCGCGAGTAGTTGTACTCACAATATCACTATCTGCCTTATGAATTGCTATAGGAGCATTTCCAGTTTGACCTCTGTCTTGCCATTCGACATACTGTCTTTCATAATGGACGGGTATAATATTTATACCTTTAGCTCCATCATAAAGATCTCTAGTCACACTGTTAGCAATCATTCCAGGTTCTGCTCCGCTAATAAACTTGGCATGTTGTTTATTAACTTCTGGAGATAATTGCCCTAAGACTTTCAGAAATGGTAACGCAAGATCTTCTTGCGTAATATTCTGAGAGCCAGCACCTGCATCATTTTCGAATATGTTCGTAGACAATGCACCTGCATTTTCTTTTTTAGCTATGTTTGTTTCTTGGTTCATAGTTATTGTTTCCTTTTTATTGTTGTTTTATTCTCGGTGAAAACACCGAAAATTTCCGTTGGCATGTCTTTACCTGCCTCAATACGCTCACGGACTAACGCTTTAAGAGTCATGGGCTCAACCTTCAACTTTTGTGTTGGTTGATACCCACGCTCTTGTGCAAGAGCAGCATAATCAGCTGCCTTGTTATCTTCGTTGCGACCAAAAGACACGGATATCTCGTTTTTGATTATATCTCCTAGTCCATTGTTACGAAGCCAGTTAAACGCCGCTTCTTTATTTGCTTCCGTTATGGTTGCTCTGTACGACGTTGAAACTTTTAAATGAGAACCATCTTGCAGTTTTAATTCTGCTAGTCCCATTTCTGCCATCATGGTTGGAATAACTTCTCCAGACAAATGGTCTTGTTTCTTTTTTAAACTCTTTATATATTCTTCTTGGTTCTCTATGTCTTTCCTTAGTTCTTCTAGATTTTCAACCTGATCTGCAAGTGACTGAATATTTTCAGTTCTACTCATTATTTTTTGTTGGTCTTGTTCAAAATCAATCATATTTTTTTCCTTTCTTTTTTTTCATTTTATATAAACATTTTTTAATAAATGTCAAGCATAAAATAGGAAAATTTATTCATCTATTTTTCCTTTTTCATGTAAGTTAATTTCAATAGAATAATATTTTTTTTCTTGTTTATCCCATTTTAATAGTTTGTATTTACCACCTGTAGTATCTGAAACTAAAGAACATGCAACTCCAATAATTGCAGGATCACCTGTTAATAATAAATAATCTTCCTTTTTAAAATCTTTTAATCCTTGTCTTAGTTTATAAACCAGTGGACCAGGAGAAAATATTATTTGAGAAAATTCTGGTAATAAGAATTTAAAAGTACCATATTCTGCTGCACCCATAATATTTATTTTAGGAGCGCCAGATTTAGTACCAGGTATCTCTTGTATAACATATACAATTGGCATTTTATTCTTTTTCTACTTTCATGCTTGACATATAGTGCATCATGTATTATATGTCAACCCATAGAAAGAAGAAAATGAATTATAAATTTAAGACAAAACCATATAAGCATCAAATGACTGCTTTAGAAAAGTCATGGAATAAAGAGACCTATGCCTATTTCATGGAAATGGGTACTGGTAAAACAAAGGTATTAATTGATAATGCAGCCATGCTTTATGATAAAGGTAAAATAGATGGTGTTCTAATTGTGGCTCCTAAAGGAGTTATTAAAACATGGCATGAGCAGGAACTACCTACTCATTTATCTGATCATATAGAAAATGTGACCGTATTGTGGCAATCAAATATTACTAAAAAACAACAAGAAAAACTAGATTCATTATTTAAAAGTGAAATGAGTCTTCATATTCTAATAATGAATGTTGAAGCTTTTAGCACAGAAAAAGGTAGAGATTTTGCTATAAAATTTTTAAATTCTCATAGAACATTAATGGTCATTGACGAAAGTACAACTATTAAAAATCCTTCAGCAAAAAGAACTAAAAATATTCTTAAATTATCTACTACAGCTAAATATAGAAGAATAATGACAGGATCACCTGTAACTAAAAATCCATTAGATCTATATTCTCAATGCGAGTTCCTTGATCCGTG